CGTCGCGCCAAGCCTTTGATTTCATGGCGAAGTTTTCCGGGAGGAGTGAGGAGTTGGGCCTAACTCCTCAGGAGTGAGGTGGTCCAACACGCCCTCCGGGTAGACCCAGATCTCGGGATTCTCGACCTGGAGGCAGTGGCCCGTCTGGGGGCACTTGAAGTGGCTCGGCAGCACCCGTTGCGGGATCGTCGTCACTTCGCCCGTCTCGGAATCGATGCGCTCGACGCCGCAGCCGAAGGTCATGCCTTCGACGCAGAGATAGCCGAAACGCGAGCGCACGACCGGATAGTTGAATTCGCTGCCATCGCGGCGGAACTTCACGAAGCCCTTGGTGGCCAGAACGCTCAGGCGCTCGCGGATCGTGTGCTTGCTGCCGAGCCCTGCCTTGTTCTCGAACGCCTCGGCGAACTGCATGGTCGCGTACAGCCGCCCGTCCGCGGCCTCGTCGAGGAGGATGCCGAGGATAACGTCCTGCTTGCGCAGACGTTCTGCATCGAGCTTGCGGCCGATGTGCTCGCGCACGAGCCGCTCGCCCTTCCGGTCGAGCTCGACCCAGCGCCCACCGCGCTTGTCGATCAGCAGGGGCGCGAGGGCGGGGCCGTTGCGCAGCTCGAGATGGAGCTCGCGCTCGGAGCGCTCCTCGTCGGGGCGGAACAGGATCATCCCCGCGGTGTAGAAGCCGCGCAGCGCGCTCGCGCCCGACAGCGAGAGGAACGGATCGTCCTTCACCTGCTGCTTGCTGAGCTTCTTGGTGTGATGCGCGAGGATCACACCTGCCTCGGGGGCGACCATGTCGCGCAGGGCCTCGACGCGGCTCTGCAGGAAGAACAGCATCGCCGCGTTGTCGTTCTCGCCCTCGCCGCCGGGGCCGCCATCGAACAGGTTGCGGATCGGATCGATGCAGATCACGTCCGGGCCCGCATCGGGGAAGGCCTGGCGGATCGCGGCGGCGACCAGTGCGAGGCCCTGCTCGTCGAGCAGCAGCCGGAGCTTCGGCGTTACGACCAACGTGTCGCGGGCGCGCGCGATCACCGCCGGGTCGAGCCGGAGCTGCTGCAGCCGCTCGCGCAGGTAGTGGTACTGGATCTCCGCTTGCAGATAGAACACGCGGAGCGCCCTGGGCGCGGTGAAGCGCAGGAACGGCGCGCCGGCCGCGGCGTGCACCAGCAGGCTGATCAGGAAGTCTGATTTGCCGACCTTGGGCGCGCCGCCGAGCACCAGCATGCCGCCGGGCGTGAGCACGCGCGGTCCGATCAGGTCGTCGGGCATCGGCGAGGTGTCGTCGAGCAGGGCGCCGAGCGTGTGCGCCGGCACGCTGGCCACCGGGGCATCGGTGCGGAGCAGCGGCGGGCCGTTGCGCTCGAGATGGAGCGCCCAGAGCCGCTCGGCCTCCGCGCGCAGCCGCTCGACCGGCCAGGGCGGACGCAGGCAGGCCGCGTTGTAGCCGCAGATCGCCTCCCAGCCCTCGTCGGCGCTGATGCGCCCATCATGCACCTGGCGGACGAAGTGACCGATCGCCGCGCTCGCGCCCTGGAACCGCGTCCAGCCGTCCTGCGCGCCCTCGCGCACCGGCGTGGTGAGCACGGCATCGAGGCTCGGCCGATCGCGCAGCGGCGTCGCCGCGGCCGATGCGTCAATGCCGGGCATCGCGGGCATGGCTGCGACCGCTTCGGCGAACTCGGCGAGATCGACCTCGCGGCGCGGATCGCCGCAGCGGATGGCGACGAGCCGTGCCGCGCCGTGTTTGCGGTACACCGTGCCGGGCACGCGGATCGGCTGGTGCGCGGAGCGAAAATGTGGATCCGCGCCGACCTTGTCGGCGATCTCGCCGCGCAGGGCCGCGACGCGTGCGACGTCCACACCTTCGGCGGGCTCGGTCAGCCGCCACCAGACGTGCAGCTTGGCCTCGCCCTCGGCGGTGCGCCCGCCGCTCTCGACCAGCAGGGTCGGTGCGCCGAGATGGCGGACCAGATGATCCAGCTTGGCAGCGATGTCGCCGGCGTCCAGATCGACCACCACGGTCTGGACCTGCTGCACGTGCTCGGCGCGCGCCTGGCCGTGCTCGGCGACCGTGCCGGGGATGACGTAGACCGCGCAGCCCTCGCGCGCCGCCCACGCGGCATAGGTCGCGAGCAGCTGCGGCGCCGAGGTGTCGGCCGGGATCCAGATGTTGTGCGGCCGCGTCTCGAGGCCCTGGCCCTGGTCGACGAAGCCGCGGACCGGGATCAGTCCCTCGCAGTAGCCGAACACCACGTCGAGGAAGAGCGCGATCGCGGCGATGTCGACGGCGGCGGGAGCCAGATCGCTGTCATCATCCAGGATCGCCGCGTCGTTGAAGTCGCCCCAGGGCGTCATCCCGACAGGCCCCAGCACCGCTGCGCCCAGGCGCATTGGCGGCATTCCTGATGGTCGCGCGAGACCGCCACGCGCGGCAGCAGATCGCCCGCCTCGCAGGCGCGCAACACCCGGACCGCGCGATCGCTCATGCGCTGGGCGAGCGCGGCATCGAAGGGGACGAGCTCGTGGTGCAGCTCGGCCGTGTCCTTGTTGATCGCGGTGAACAGCGCCGGGTGGTCGGCCACGCCCGGCACGGCCGCCTCCATGTAGGCCTGGTAGACCGCGATCTGCGCCGCGTAGACCGGCCTGGTGGCGGCCACGCCCTTGGCCGCGGTCTCGCGCCAGGTCCGCGCGTTCATGGTCTTGCATTCCCAGAGTGCGGGGAACGCGAGGCCGGGGATCGGCGGGCCGCCGGCGAGGATGCCGTCGACGTGGCCGCGGATGCGCCCGCCCGCGACCGAGAAGCCGAACTGCTCGCCATCCGGCCGGTTGCCGCGCCGTGTGTAGAGATCGAAGCCGGCCGCGCGCAGCCAGGCGACCGCCAGGTCTTCCAAGGCGTGGCCGATCGCGAAGATGCGCAGGGTGCGGCCCTCGAACCCCGCGCCATCGTCCTTCGGCGTGTCGAGGAACTCGAACTGGAGCGCCCGCTCGCAGGCATGACCGAGGCGCGAGCCGCCGAGATAGCCGCGCGGCGCTTCGGCCGCATGCTGCGCCTCGAGTGCCGCGTCGATCGCCGCGTTCACGTGCAGGGCGGTGGCGCTGCGTCGGGTTCCCATCGCGGCTTGCCGCGATGGGGTCCCGCGGCTGTTGAAGTCCAGCATCAGAAGGGCACCTCGTCCTGAACCGCTTTCTCGGCGAGTGCACGCATCGCGTCCTGGAAGGCGTCGACCGCGACCTCGATCAGCGTCAGCACCTGCGCCTCGCTGAGATCCTGAAGCCGCGTGACCCAGCCGATCTCGCCCATCACCTCGGCGAGCGGGCGCACCGCCGCACGGATCGCCGCGCGCTCCTGCTCGGTCAGGTCAACCACGCCCGGGGCACTCCGCGCCGCGAGCCGAGTCCAGAGGTGCTGGCACGGCATGCCGCAGAACGACGCCGTGGGTCGTGGCGGTGCCCGGCCGGTGGGATCGAACCAGAGGAAGCCGCGCGCAGCACGGCGGCAGACGGCGCAGGGCGGTTCCGGCGCCATGCATCACGCTGCCTCCGCCAGCGCGCCGCGCGCGTTCCGCACCAGGGTGCGAATGGCGTTGCGATTGAACCGGAACGTCAGCAAGGCCGAGGCCTGGTAGCGCGTCAGCGACAGGTCGCCGCGGTACTCCGGCGGCAGGAAGGCGAGCTGGCGCTCGCTCGGCGGCTCGCGCAGCCAGCGCCTGCTCTTGTGCGCACTCTCGTCGGTCTCGTGCTCGTTCAGCCAGTCATCCGCGGCCGCCAGGCACACCAAGCGCCCGCCGATCGCCAGCAGCTTCGTCGGCAGCCCCTTGCCGCCGCCGACCGCATGCCAGTCGCCGTCGAGGAAGAAGATCCCGCCCCAGGCATGGAAGCCGTTGGCGATCAGCGCCGCATCGTCACCGAACAGGTCGCACCACTGGAAGCTCGACCGCCGCAACAGGTCGATCTCGGTCATGACGAAGTCCGAGAGCGGACCGGCGCGCTCGCGCGGCGCGAACACATGGCCGCAGAGCGGGCACTCCATCGCCGAGATCGGGATCTCGGCCTCGCAGGATGGGCAGGTCTTG